TACCAACAATTATAATTGTATAGTCTGTATCTGGACTTAATCCGGTGAACTTAACTGGGTTTGTAATAGGTGCTGGGTTTGCTACTCCGTTTATTTCTGATGTAATTGTGGCTCCATCTCCACCTGTCCAAGATACTGTTATAGTGTTTTGGGTTACATCATCCAATTTAGCAATAATTGGATTCATTGCAGTTTTAGTCTTGAAGTCAACTATATTAGATGTAACTTTTTGACTACCAAGTTCTGATTCTAGTTGTACAGTAAATTCTGTGTCACCTGCTAAACTTCGCTTGAATGTGAAAGGATTTGATGTAGTAACAGCTCTTTCAGATCTTCCTGACACTTTAGCTGTTAAAATTAGTGTATTTTTTAATGGTGAACCACCAGTCCACGATACAGTTACACCGGTTTTATCAAAGCTATCAACGGATAGTACAGCAGGGGGTAGTGGCTGTTCTGGTTCAGGTCCAGAAATAGATTCCAATATACTTTGTAGAACACCTTCAGTGGCTGTTGTATCTCCATCAAATAAAACTGTATACTTATTTTCACTATCATCATACGCCTTACATTGAATTACTTGATCAATCATACCTTTTGAACCAATAGGCTTACCACTAAATGCTTCATTAATTTGTACGCGTTGTCCCTTTGAAAACTTGCAAATATTATATCGAACAAGTAAGTTTAATCGGGCAACTTCACGTTTAAATAATTCATCAAATTCTTCTTCAGTATATGTTCCTTGTGGTTTCACAAGCTCTCCTTTCTCATTTTTAAATTGTCTGCCGACTCTACTAATAACATAATTTCCTGCTAAATTTCTAAATTCGTCATATGTAGCAATTGGTCGAGTACCTAAAGAACTCAAAAATCCTTCAAACAGTGCTTGAAACCTAGATCCCATTCTTGCTCTGTCATAATACGCCGGAATCCATTTTACACAGTCTGTTTCTAAATTTTTCACGATTTCTTCAAGTTCTTTTATATGCTCATCTTCAGAAGGTAGTTCGGAAATAACTTTAGTTAATATGGCAATTGCCTTGTCTTCAGATTGAAATTTAAGTTCTGCTGTATTATACATTGAGAGTAATTTAGAATATCTAGAGGTTGTCTTGTCTACAGAAGAATCCATAGCTTTTTTGAGTCTCTTTAATTCAACTGCTCGTTCAGCATTTTTTTCTGTTTGTTTCTTAAGTTTTTCTACTTTTTCTAATCTTATCTTATTAGATTGCATTACAAAGTCAAGTTCTTTCTTAATGACTGGCTTTAGCTCTTCACATAGACGTTTTAAATACGTAACTCGTTCTGAATCTGACGACCAAACTGTTGGCCAATTAGGAAGTTTGTTTAGAATCCATGATGTCCACGATTCTCCGGTAGATGCTGTACTTGGTTCTACTGTCTCAAATTTAGTCTTATCCATCTTATCTAAGATTCTGCGTTTAATGACACTTTCCAGTTTTACAAGTTTATCTAATTCTGTTTTGAATAACACACTGGATAATGCTTTGGGAATTGCTTTTAATCTATCAGAATCTGTAAAAAATGTATGCCAAGCAGTAGATCGTCCTTCTAAGATTCTTCGCTGTGTAGCATCTAATTTCTTGAATTCATCGGTAGTTGTATCTCCAGAATTTTCCAAAAATGTTTTTGATTGCTGAATATTTCTTTCTACAACTCCACCTTTTTTAATAAATGCATTAGCAAAGATTTCGATATAATCTTTTGCCGTGTCATCTTTAATGAGTGTCTCATAATTACTAAAAAAATAAAACACTTTATCTAGAACTTCTCCGTTGTACGCAGAAAATCCTTTTGTAGTTACAAAAAAATTGGAATATTTATCCATATTTACAACGAATGATTTTGCGTCAGAATCTAATGACATTAATGTCAACATATCAAAGACCTTGCGAAAATCAGGATTATCAAATAGAGTAACAGCCTTAACTTTTTGTTCTTTCAATTGTTTAATAAAAATATCAAGTTCATTTAGAGCTCTGATTTGTTTAGTTTGATCTGTCGACCTTCCTTCAATTTTAGCAATAATACCCTGTCGCTGTTTTTCTAATTCGTCTTTTTCCGTATTTAATCTATTATAATTTGTTGAGTCCTTTAATTTACCATCTTCAAGTTGTATTCCAACTTCTTCGTCAATTTCTTCTTGTTTTTGTTTAATAAGTTCTTGTATATCTTTATATTCAACTAAAAGTCTATTCAGTTCTTCGCCTGTAGGTACAGCAGATCTAGGAGCTTCAGGACGTTTATTTTTATCCCAAAAAGAAGTGGGAACTTTGTATTCAGAAAGTTCTTCTAAAAGTTCTTCTTTCCTTTTTTCGGCTTCTCGAGACTTATCAATAAATTCTCTGACTTGACTACGAAGTTCTTCTACGATTTTTTGTTTAGTTTCAAAGGTAAATTTAAGCTTGTAAATCTCTTGTTCCGCATTTTCTAGGTTTGTTGTTTCTCTTTCTTTATCGTCTAATAATTTTGTTAATTCGGTGGCTGATGTTTTTTTAGCAGATCCTGGTCCAGAACTTAATTTATTCCACCACTTATTTGCGTCATCTCCTGCAAGTGGTTTCAACTGATCTCCATCAGGCAATGCCGATGCCTTGGTGTAAGCATCTTTTTTCCATCCTTCAAAATCATCAACATCTTTACCTCCTTTATCTTTTTTCGTAAACATTGGAGTACCATCTGCTTTATTTCGTGGAAACTTTGCAAAAACTTCAGGTTTTAGATCAGAAGTTGCTGGTTTTGGGTCTAATATAGATGCTAGTTCACGTTCATAAATTTTTAATAAATTTTTGCTTCTTTCACGCGTATTTACTTGTTTTGTATATTCTGCGCGGGTTGTTGCAAATGAGGTAGATTCTTCAGTAAGTGTTTTATCAGTTAAAAATTCTTGTGTTTTCAGTCTCCGAATTTCTTGATCTACCGCAACTAATTCCTGTTGAATCTGTTGAGGAGTTTTTGACCCAGAGGCTGTAGCCAATAAATTTCCAGCAGGAGTTCCTGGTATAATTCCCAGAGCTTGAGTTAATGAAGTTCCAGAATTTAGAGGAGCCCATGTAGGACGGCCGTAACCACCACGTTGTGTTCCAATCTGTTGTAATTTTTTGAGTTCATCTGTTTCTTCAGAAGTCAATGACTGTCCTTGCATTGGGTGCATAGAATCTCTGTCTTCAAGATATGCTTGTCTTTTAATTTGTTCCTCCGTTTTAACCGTGAGTTCCACAGGTTCCGCAGGTTTAGGGAGTTGTACAGGTGTCGGAGCTTCCACAGGTTCCACAGGTGTCGGAGCTTCCACAGGTTTCGGGGGTTTCGGGGGTTGTACGGGTTGTACGGGTTCTTCTACAGAATCTAAAATGGGATCTCCGGGTTCTTCAGATTGAGGGGGTGAGATATTTTGCGTAATTTTAGCAACCTGATCGGCAATGCCTGTAGAGCCAGAAGCGTACAATCCAGCTGCTCCAGCAACTAAACTTCCAACTCCAACTACTACGGCAGTAGTCAGCATTTTATTCACTTAATAGATAGCAAGATGTTTAATTTAGTTGAAGAAACGTCTCAACTACGTCTAGAAAATAATTTGATTAGATCTGGACAGATCAGAGATTCGTGGTTTTCTCTAGGGTTTAACTTAGTATCATTAGTGCTTGTTCTGGGCAGTTTTTTCTTTTTTCTATATTATTCATACAATCCAAATCCGCCTCCAGCTCCACCAAATATTGATTATAAATCTGTGCCATGGATGAACGCTGTAAAAAATGTACCTTCTGGAGTACAATATGGACAACTTCCTCAAACTGAAACTGGAAGTAGTGTACAGGGGTTTGAGCATCGAACAAGCACGTCAGCGTTTTAATGAATTAAAAGCTGGTCCACAACCTATAATTAAACCTAAGCGAAAACTAAAGAAGTAATGTCTGCATCAGCATATATCAATCAACGCAGAGTTCTTACACTCGCAAAAGCCTCTAAGGTTCAGTATAGAAATCATCAAGTATCTGTAGATTTAATTCAGGGCGTGATTCCGTGTATTCCGGTTCTGAATCAGATTACCTACATTCCCAATCCACCTTGTGGTTGTCCACCTCCTATACCGATAACACTCATTGATGGTGGATTTCCAGGAGATAACTATCCTGTATTGGATGGAGGAATTCCAGGGTCTCATGGACGCATAATAGATTGTGGGGTAATCTAATAAATGTTATCCCTTATGTGGGTATTTGGGGGATTTATTGTTGGGTTATTTGTTGTATCTATTTTTGATCCGCCATTCAGAGTTGTACCAGCATTGCCAACACCGGGTGTGTCTACATTCAGAACTCAAAAAGGTGGTTGTGTACGTATAGTATCTGAAGAAACAGAATGTACTTCGAATGCTATTTCTTTAGGTGTAATAAATGATTCGAAACATCTTGCATAATCCACGATCTGAATTTTTCTTTTCTTTTTTGGTCGGCATCGGTTTGTCAGTAATGTTATTTCATCGTCCTATTCGATGGCAGAAAATGTTAGCTATGAGCCCGCAAGATATCGAAGGACAAGTAGTCAAGGCCGATGGACGTTGCGTAACTTATCGCGTGGAGGATACGGCATGTGATTTATCTCCTTCTAAATAAATGGACTCTACGGATTTATCGGACCTTCTGGGAAATGCTCCTGTACAACAATTTGCTCCGATGACTACTGGTGGAGGTGATCCGTTTAGTACACCAATTCCCCAGCAAACTAAACCAGCTCCTGACTTCACACCCCAATTCAATATTTTGCGCTATTCTGTTCGAGGTCTCTTAGGATACATTTCCTATTTCTTGGCCGCGTTCACTATTTCAATGTCAACTCCAAGAACGTTACTTCTTCAACATATTCCTCACACGTACACATCAGGTGGCGTAGTTTCTTATACTGGTGCGGCAGTTCTTGGTCTGGCCGCAGTTGTTTTATCCTACATATTCACAGCTGTTTTTCACACTATATTCTAAATGGCAGTTCCATATGAACAATTAGTACAAGGCAGTCGGTATACTGCTAGAAATGTCAATGGTGATACTCGTAATGTTATGCTCGTTTTAAAACACGATGATACATCAACATGGAATAAAATTAAGAAAATGGTATCATTTACCGTAGATGGTGATCCTGTTGGAGCATTCGGACAACAGCCACGTTATGGAGGAGAATATGGGGTAGAATATATGTTTTATCCATTACAAGCATTTTCACAAGCAGTTGGTCAAGTGTATGGTGAAATGACAGATGAATCAGGAAGTCCCGGACATGGGCCAGCGGACTTAGTACGTGGATATCTTGGTTATGGAAAACGCAAGACTACAAAGCGTAAGCATCGTAGAAGAAAAAGTAGGAAGACAAATTAAATGAATGTAATCAAACTATTTAACTGTAATTCAAGAGGGGCTTTAGTAGATCCTCCTGCATTATTTCATCCGACAATTATTGTTGGACCTGGTTCTATGTTAACACCATACTTTGTAGAAAAAAATAACATAACTCATGTAATCAATTGTGCATTTCCTGAAAATTCTCCTCAATGGTTTCAAGAACAATTTCCGAATAAATATACGTGTTTGAAAGCTGTAGATTCTCTAACTGTCAGTATTATTGACTGGTATCCTCAATTTAAAGATGTGATGGATTCTTATTTGCGAGATCCTTTTTCAAAGAGAATATTCGTTCATTGTCAGATGGGAATAAATCGCAGTGGATTCCTGGCGCTGACATACGTATGTCAAAATTTTGGATTTCAATTAAAAGACACTATTCTGAGTACACTGAGACAGAGACCATGTTTATACCAGAATACCAAATTCCTCAAAGATGTTTCCGAGTTCTTAAATAATGGATAACTCTGTATGGTCTTCAGTAGCAGGGGGTACTGGCACATCTGTAATGGGACCGTCGTACAGTTATGTAGATAACATTCAAAGTCCATCAGCTTTAGGTGTTGGTTCTGATGGTTCAATGTCTCAAATCGCAAGAAATATTGATGGAATTGTAACTTATGTTCAGTACCTCATCAGTGGTCCTGCAATGGGAAATCGATTCTTTGTAAAGACCGGTGGAACATGTACAGCTCCCGATGGATCTTCTCAATCGCGATCAAATTATGTAAATAATGTTACTGATGCTGCAGAAGCTTTACCTGAATCAATGCGTCGTGATCTTGGTGGATTAGCATCGGATTTCAATGGTCTGATTCCCGGAATGATTCAAGATGTTGAAGGTCTGAATCCAGTATCTCTATTCAATTCTTTGTCGGCAGACTCAGTGCCTACATGTGAATGTTACTCATGTCCTGTAAGTTCTGGGTTATCTAACGGATTTTTGAACACAACTCTGTCTCCGGATTACGATCCAGACTTATGTCAAAAAGTTGATCCTTCTGTATGCAAAAATGTAGAATCGTTCGAAGATGATTCAGCAACCCCAATAATTGTTGCGGTAGGAATTTTGTTGTTGCTTCAAGCTATTTAATGAATACTTTTTTAGATAGATAAAATGAGCGATACGTTTCGTGTTAAACGTTCTCGTGAAGTTAAGCAAGATAGTTTGGGAGGAACATTGGATTCTGTACATCAATCAATGTTGTCTTCTTTAAAAGATTCAGAAACAGATAAAAAGTCTCTAGAACAACAGTTGAGAATCTTGGAATCTTCTACGTCAACAGATACTTTGGAATGTGTCCGAAATTATACTGAAATTCAAAAATTGAAAGAAAAACTTTTAGACGAATCTGTTTCAACATATTTTTCAAAGAATACAGATATCTTCTTAAAATATTACGATCAAACAGAAACACATTCAGCTCCCACTACAAATGAATCAAATACATTTATGAAATATGTGATTCAACAAACTTCAGGTGGACCTACACGCAAACAAGTATTTGATGAATACTTATCTCGTATGAAATTGTTTACAGGATCTGAAAAGGTCTGTATGGAATCTGAACATTGTACATCTTGTAACATAGCTCGTGAAGAGAATTTATCTGAAGGAATTCTAGTTTGTCCCGGTTGTGGATCTGAAGAATATATGATGGTTGTTTCAGATTTCACTGGATTTAAAGATCCTCCAAAAGAAAGAAATAATTATGCTTACAAAAAAATTAATCATCTGAATGAAATTCTGAATCAATTCCAAGCAAAAGAATCTACCATAATTCCTGAAGACTTGATGAATGAAGTTGTCCTAGAAATCAGGAAACGCCGTATTAAAAACGTAGCTGATCTTTGCGAAAAAGATGTACGTGAGATTTTAAAGAAGCTGAACAGATCTAAGTATTACGAACATGCCGCGCACATATTATCTCGACTCAATGGGAACCCACCGCCAACAATCACCCCGGAGATTGAAGAGAAAATACGTACCATGTTTAATGAAATTCAGGCCCCATTTCTTCTTTATTGCCCTAATGATCGTACTAATTTCTTATCTTATTCCTACATCTTATACAAGTTTTTTGAACTTTTAGAACTTGATGAATATAAAGTATACTTTCCTTTGTTAAAATCTAGAGATCGTCTGATTTCTCACGATCAAATCTGGGAGAAGATTTGTGAGTACCTGCATTGGGAGTTTATTCGATCTGTATAAAAAACGAATCAGGTTACTTTTATCTGGCAATGCATAAGAATGAAACTAGTTGATTTGTTTGCCGGAACAGGTGCGTTTTCACGTGCATTTTCCGTTGAAACTGTATTTGCGAATGATATGGTTGCTCATTCAAAGGCTATGTACGATGCGAATAATGAACACCCATTAACTCTAAAAGATCTGAACGATATTGATGTTTCTGAAATTCCTCCGCATGATATTTTGACAGGAGGATTCCCTTGCCAGCCATTCAGTATTGCTGGACATCAAGAAGGGTTTGCAGATAAACGTTCGAATGTCTTCTGGAAAATATTGGAAATTTTGGATCATCATCAGCCTAAATGTGTAGTACTGGAAAATGTTAAGAATTTGTTAACTCACGATGATAAAAAAACATTTACAACCATCAAACAAAACTTGGAACAGCGTGGATATCACGTTTGTCACAAAATTCTGAATACTGCAAAATTGACCGGGATTCCTCAACATCGTGAACGAATTTACATTGTATGTTTCAAGTCCAAAGATGTTTTCGATAAGTTTAGTCTAGAATTTCCTCAGGTAGAAAAACGGCCAATTACTGATTTTCTAGAAGCCGATGTTCCGCAAAAGTATTATTATACACCAAAATCTAGTACATGGAAACTAGTTTCTGAAGGTGTCACGAAAGAAAATACAGTCTATCAATATCGTCGTGTTTATGTTCGTGAAAATAAAAGTTCTGAATGTCCAACATTGACTGCTAATATGGGAGGCGGTGGACACAATGTTCCACTCATCAAAGATAAAAAAGGCATTCGCAAATTGACACCCAGAGAGTGTTTCAATTTCCAAGGTTTCCCTTCAACCTATATTCTGCCAGCTATATCAGATACGAATCTGTACAAACTAGCTGGTAACGCAGTATCTCTACCGGTTGTCAAACTTATTGCAGAACGATTGATTCCTTTGCTGTAAAGATCCCTTCAAACGAACCGTCGTAGACGATTGAACAACAATGGCCAATCTGTTCTTTAATTTTTTCAAATTGAATTCTTGGACGTCTGCCTTGCGAACTCTGATCTTCATGAGTTTCGGTCTTATTCATTTTTAGAGTCTTCCATTCAGGACACTCATCTGTTAGACTTATACGCCAAAGAATGAACTTATCATCTAACCATTGACGCATATCTAGAAAGTAGATTGCGTCAAACTTTTTCCGAGGTCCAAATGACGCAGGACCATCAGATGTGAATGCTTTCACTTCCAACATTTTTCCGTCACATACCAGATCTCCTATGATACCCATAGGTTTAGCCCATTTACAATCTAGTCCTTGGCTTCTCAAAATAAACTTGACAATATTTTCTGAAATATCTTCAGGTGGATTATAATTGCGAATATCTAGACCAGTTTCCTGAATAGTTTCGCGAACTCCAATACATGCCGTTCTCAGAATACCATACTGTTTTCTCAATACTTGTTCAGTATACAAATCCTCGAGTCTTTGTCTGGGCATTTTTCTTAAATCTTTCTAGCGTGGTGAATAATCCGTTTCCGGAGAATCAACTTCTTTTACAGTATAAAATTCTTCTGGCTGTGATTTTGCAGGTTCCAGTTGTTTCAATTTCTGAATAAGTTGTTCAATAAGTTTTAAATTGTCTAGAGCCATTTGTTTAGCACGTTGTGATCTGGGGTCCATTTATAGTAAAAAAAGATTATTTAGGTGTGGCGATTGATGTAGCCTGAGAGCATATATACACTATCAGAAACATCGTCCACATTTTTTCATAATCTTTGATGAGTAATAACTTTCCATTTTCAGTAGTACCTACAGTATCTGCTGTAGGGACTGTGAATCGGATCATGTACGGCATTATAACCAAAATAAAGATGAGTACAACCAAGTACTCTCCAGCTTTGATACTTTTCCATCTTGAGGAA